GCTGATATAAATAAAAAAGAGGAGTTTGATTTTGAAGAATTAGAAGAATTGAATGTTGAGGTTTGGAAAAAGTGGAGAGCTTACAGAAAAGAAACATTCCGTTTGAATTACAAACCAATAGGAGAAAAAGCAGCAATCGGAAAGCTGATGCGACTTTCTCAAGGTTGCCACGAAGTCCAAGAGCAAATCATTCAGCAATCAATTGAAAACGGTTGGAAAGGGATTTTTGACCTTAAACAACAAAAACAATCTAAAACAAAGAGCGCACTTGACAATTGGCAGAAAGCTCGTAATATGATAAACAATGGATAAAAAAGAACAAATCTGGAATCGTTGGAAGAACGACCTTCCTAAACTTAAAGAAGAAGCTGTTGACATACTTTCCAGAACTTATCTGGAGATAGGACAGAAACCAAGTGTTGAGGACATTGTAACAATGGCAAACATTCTGGTTGATGACTTAGCCAATAATACTCAATTCAGCACAATGACAATGGATGATGTGTCAAGGGGTTTTAGAGAAGGTGTGAGAGCTGGAGATGAAGCAAGTGTGTTTTTGAATGTAAGGACTTGGAATATATGGTTACGAAAAGAAAAACAAAAGGTTGCAAAAAAAGTAATAGAATTACATAAACAACAGGAACTCGAATATATTGAAAACGCTCGATTGATGGGCGGAACTATTAAAAAAGCAAAACTATTAAAATGAAAAAAGGACAATTGAAACTGGAAACAGTTAGGATTTTAGAAGCTCTCTGCAAACATATTGTAGAAAGCAAAAACGACTACGAAACAGAGGACTTGAAAGCATTGCTTTCAGAAGCTCTTGCTTATTATGATTTGTATCTCTTAAAGAAAAACAACAAAGGGATTGAAGCAGCAAACTTAGAAAGCAAACTTGTTCCAAAATGGGAGGAGGGTTTAAGAGCTGAGATAAGACAATATTTTGACGAAGTATGAAAGCAAAAGACAAAGTAAAAAATCTATTGATTAAATATCCACACTTTAGAGATTCGGACAATAAACTTATCGCCGCTTATTGGTTTGAGGAATTAAAAGGAAAGGGAGTGAATCTAGATGAAATGAGTGGAATTGAGTTCCTTCATTTTTTTGCAGAATCTAAACTCACCAACAGCGAAACGATACACAGATGCAGAAGAAAAGCTCAAGAAGAAAACACAGAGCTAAGAGGTAAAAGCTACCAAACAAGACAAGACAAAATGCAAAAGCAATGGAGAAAAGATTTAGGATATGACAATCACTAACGAGGACAATATGGACTTAATGGCTAAATATGAAGATAATTACTTCGACTTAGCTATTGTTGACCCTCCTTATGGGATAGGAGATAAATTCAAAGGTGGGAAAAGTGGAAAAATGAATTTTAATGAGGTGGTAGATAAAGGGTGGGATATTAAGCCGCCCAATAAATATTATTTCAATGAACTTAAAAGAGTGAGCAAAAATCAAATTATATGGGGTGGTAATTATTTTTTAGATAATTTAGATAGTAGCAGATGCTTTATTGTATGGGATAAAAAGGTCAGTGAAGATTTTACTTTAGCTATGGCGGAGTTGGCTTGGACTTCTTTTGATAAATTAGCTAAAATTTTCAGAATGTCCGTTCCTAAAACTGGGGGGAAAATACATCCAACACAAAAACCAATTAAATTATACGAATGGATTTTAATGAATTACGCAAAAGAAGGTGATAAAATTTTAGATACACATTTAGGAAGTGGCTCAATAGCTATTGCTTGCCACAATCTAGGTTTTGATTTAACAGCTTGCGAACTTGACAAAGATTATTTTGATGCAGCTATGAAACGAATAAACAATCATAAAGCACAAAAAAGACTTTTTTAATGGCTAAAACAACAACAGCAAAACTGAAGGCAAAGCTAGACAAGCTGTTCTCTGAATACATAAGGAAAAGAGATAGCGACCACAGAGGGATGTGCAAATGTATCTCTTGCGGTAAAGAAGCTCCAGCTTTTGGGGGTTCTATTCACGCAGGACACTTTATGAGCAGAAGGCATTTAGCAACCAGATGGGATGAAAAGAATGTTAATGCTCAATGTGCTGGATGTAATACTTTTAGAGGTGGTGAGCAATATAGACAATCAATTGGAATAGATAGAAAGTGGGGGGAGGGAATTTCAGCAGAGTTAGAACAAAGAGCGCACACAGTAGTAAAATTGAATAGAACAGATTATGAAGAAGCAATCTCAAACATTAAACAAAAGATTAACGAACTCAATTAACAAAGAGGTGTTAATATTTTTTGACCTCAACGATTGGATAATAGAAACCATTTTTTATATTAGCAACAATGACAAAGATTAGCACAATATTTGAAGGAGGGATTGCTAAAGTAGCAACCCTTGCAGATGGTTCTCTTTCTCTTACAATACATACTCAAGAGCTACCAGAAGAAACAATGATGCGACTATTTAAGCTAAGAAAAAAGCCAGGAATGGTTTTAATTAGCTCGGATGGTATAAACAAGCAAGAGATTGAAGAAGTCGAAAAGTTTACGAGTGATTTTGAGGTGGGCGGAAAAACACAGAGCCAAAGATTGAGAGCTGTTTTGTATAGAGTATGGGAACAAACAGAGCAAACTTATGATTTTCCTATTTGGTATGAATCACAGCTTGAAAGGATAATCAATAAATACAAAGCAACTCTGGATGCCTAGAAGGACACTCTCTCAACTAATTTGGAAAAGCACGGAGAACGGAGCTAAGTTGAGAATGCCTTTAATAATAAACACAGATGTAAACTTTCAATTGATGTTCGGAGAAGCAGAAAGCCACAACGAACAAACACAAAAAGAAACAACTAATGCAGAAAAATATGAGTGTAGAACTTACAAAGATGTTGAGCATTTTAAAAAATTTGTTTAGAATAACAATGGCAGTGATTATCCTTTTTCTGATGCTGCCTTTTGTTGTGGTCTGGTTTAGTTTTTTATTTCTTAAATTTGTTATTGAATATGAAGTTGAAAGCAGTCCTAGAGGTTAGTATTATTATGCAAGAGGAGGAAAGTGTTGAAGAAGCTAATTCAAGAGCGATTGAGAAGCTGATTGAAGTAGTGGATGAATGGATAAACGATAAAGACGGAATCACTCCTTATATAAAACTAGAATATGATGTAGATTTTGAATACATCAAAGAAATAAAACTATTGAACTAATGCCAAACTTACCAAAGGGAAAACCTAAGAGCTGGATTGTTAATAGTAAAAAGAAAACACGCTTTACTGAAAAGCACGTTTCAGAGAACTCTAGTTTCTATAATAGTTCAGCTTGGCGCAAAGTAAGGAAAGCATACTTCACAATGAATCCGATTTGCAAATGGTGTGAAGAAGAAGGGAGGGTTACAACTGGTCAAATTGTGGACCACATTGTTGAGATTAAAGACGGAGGCGATACATTGAGCTTTGATAACTTACAAACGCTTTGTCAAGTTCATCACAACCAGAAAACAGCTTGGGCTAAAATGAAAAGAAGAAATGAAGAAAAGTAAATATTACTACGATTATACAAGGAACACAGATACTACTTTAGTGGATGATAGAGTTCCTTATTACTACAAAGGGAAACAAGGGTACGAAGCCAGAAAGGTGTGTGATAACTTTGATTTACCCTATCACTTAGCAACAGCCACAACTTACATTCTACGAGCGTATCATAAGCACAACACACCGATTGACTGTTTAAAGAAAGCAATCGCTCACATTCAATTTGAAATAGAAAAATATGAGCAAGACAATTAATAAGATAGTTTGGGAGGTATTCATTGAGGAAACAATGGGACAGGATAAGTCAGAGCTATACACTGATAGATTAAAAGATTATACAGAAGATATGTGCTACATTGTTTACACCAATCTATTATATAGGATAGACAGAGGGGAAAATATTAATGACATAGCCTTTGAAGATATACTACCAAGAGAACTGATGCAAATTAATAAGGAGGGGGGCTAAAAAGTTTTTTGACTAACTACTATACACCACCGCCACCATTT